ACCCTTGTGGCACTTGATGATGTGGTACTTATATAACTTGTCGCGTAACTTCCCATTGTCTTAGTTGTTTAAATATGACCATTTTTTATTTGCTGACTTGTTGCCGTACTTAATAGCAAGACGGACGGCGTGTTGACTCAAACCGTGTTCAAACGCGGCTTGTTTTGCTGTTGGGTATATGTTGCCCAATTCATCAATTACGGGTTTCATTTTGTGTGCTTTTGCCTCTCGGTCTTTGGTTAGTGTTTCAATCGTGCGTTTCTTTATTTGCTTTGGGTAGCGGTTCAATGCTCTGGAATGTTGCATGTTTTCGCTATGTGTACACCATTCTAAATTCTCAACACAATTATTCAATCGGTTGCAATCTTTGTGGTTTACCTCGGCTTTCTTCTCTGGGTTCTCAATAAACGCCTTTGCAACTAATCTATGCGCCATTTCATATTTGCGCTGATAATTGCCCATACTCATTGAATAGCACACATAACCATTTGCGCCTACATTGCCCTTCAATATGTATTCCCCGTTTCTCAATTTACCCGTGTTACTTATTTCGTATTTTTCGTTTACAAATTTCCATTTTTCCATAGTACAAATATACTACATTTCGTTGGTATATTTATACAACATTACTCAAATTGTGCGCCCCAAACATATATTGAATTACTGCCCGTACCCGCGTAAGAACTATTTCCAAAATCTCCGATGGTTGGGGTTGCTGATGGAACTAAATTGACAATCAAATAATAATCAGTTGTATTCATTGTAGCGGTTGCGGTTATTCTATACCATCCGTTACCCATATTTGTAATGGATGAACTTGTAGAACTTGTAGAACTTCCCGCTTGGGTTTTTGTAATTACTCCAGTGCTTAAATTTACAACTACACAATAATATTTTTGAATGTCATTTCCGTAAAAACGCAACATTGCAAAATTGCTCGCGTTTGCTTTTACAAAAATACTCGTTGTTTGTGGAGTGTTTGCCGTTGCCGTAATTAATTGCCCCGCGCCAAATTCTGCGGTAGTTATTGAATCCGCAATCGTGTCTGCATTTTGCGTTCCGTCGGGTGAAATTGCCGTGTTCGCCGTTGCATTTCTAACTAAAAAAACCAAAGACCAAACCGACTGCGTAAAATCCTCACTCCATAAAGCCAAATTCGTACTCTGTTTCTCCAACAACAAACTCGGACACCCCCCGCCCCCGTTTTGATAAGTTAATCGTGGAACATTTAATCTGTCGGTAGTGGGGAAATAGGGGTTGGCGGTGCTTCCGATGTTTAGTTGTGCGCCCCAAATGTAAACATTTATTGCCGTTCCACTTCCACTAACTGAATTTCTATTTTTGAATCCCGTGTCATCTGATGCGGTTGTTGGCGTCAATGTCTTTGTGAATCTCTGCCATTCTGTTGTGATTGTTTCACCTAAAACGGCTTCCGCCCCATTAATACGAACAACTAAATTTGTAATTGTTCCGCTTACTGCTTTTGCCCAAAAACTAAAAGTATAGGGTACTCCGACTTCGACATTTACAATTTGCCCCAAAACATATTGTGCGCTTCCCGTTGATGTCGGAAATTCTAATTTATCCGCAGTGCTTGTTCCATTGGGTGCGGTTGTTGCGTTTGCGGTTACTGTTACACCCGTTCCAAAATCACTCCAAGTTGTATTTAACGCTTCACTTTGTTGCAACAAATTCCACGGAACTACCTCAACCAACCCCGCACTATTTATGCGCGTTCCGTTGGATGCACGGGTGAATGACAAATCGCCATTGCCGTTTGTGGGTATTTGAGAATAAACAACATCCTCTTTGTATCCGCTTGGTATTAAAACCAAACTCGCTTGTTCTAAAAGTGTACTCATTCTTGTGAATCTAAATTATCCAATTTGTAAATCATACAATCAACGCCTTCATAGTAACCACCATCCGCAGTTACTCGGTTGGTGTATTCCAACGCCAATACCGCCCCACCCGCTTGGGTGAATGGTGTTACCCCAATCGCTAATCCAACAAACATTTATTCGTTGTAAAGAACGATTGAACCCGATGTCAAGGTGATTGATGAAATGTAATTACCATCGGCCACACAATGGAATGGGCCTGGCAATAATGTTACACCCGTCAATCCCATAATGGTCATCAATGAATTGCCATCCTTGTCCAAACAAGCCGATACAACGGCATTTGAATTGACAAAGAATCCACGGAATCTTCCCGTGTTGGCTGATGTATTGGCAACGGCTTTTGAACCCGTGTAACCCGCGGTGAATGCTGATCCTGAAATGCTCATATTGATAAAACGATTTTAAGGTTAATTGTTAGGGGTTATGCTAATTGTAGGGGGATGTAATAATCTACACCATTGATTTTCACCTTCCAACGCTTTTCCTGGGTAAATGCCGAACTATCAACCGCACCCGCGTTTACTGATGAACTACCAACCACAAATTGATTGTTTGCCGTTGCCGTTGCACCTTGCCCAATCATTGTCGATCCGTTAAAATTACCCGATTCCGTATCTTTACCCAATGCGGTGTTTTGTGTTCCTGTCGTGTTGTTAGACATTGATTGGTGTCCAATGGCGGTATTGTTGGAAGCCTTATTTGCGAAAAGTGTAAACTGGCCAATAGATGTATTGTTACTGCCCGTTTGATTTGCCCGTAATGCTTCCGCACCAATAGCCGTATTTTGTAAACCGCTTGTATTGTTTAATCCCGCTTGTTTACCTACGGCCGTTAATCCATAGCCAGATGTATTGTTTTTACCCGCTTCATGTCCAATGCCGATATTGCCATTTTCCAAATTGTTATACAATGCATTTACTCCAACCGCTACATTGTTACTTCCACTGATATTGTTATTCAATGACCCCACTCCAACGGATGTATTTGAAGAACCATTGTCGATATTCATTCCACTACGCCATCCAATTGCGGTATTTTCATACCCATTGCAAGTTTGTAATGATGCTTTACCAACGGCCGTATTTAATCCACCATCCGTGCAAGTAATCAACGCTTCCGAACCTATCGCGACATTTTCATAACCTTCGGTATTGTTTTCCATGCTTCGGTTTCCAATTGCCGTGTTATCCGTACCCGTGGTATTTGCTACCAATGACGCGGAACCAAACGCGGTGTTGGTGCTATTATTGCCACCTCCATAGTTACTCACCGCACTTGTTGACATTCTCAATGGGGCATTGTTACCATTCCCATCGGATAATTGTTTCATTGATGTGGTTAATTGGTTGTTATCTCCAACCTTAATCAACGCATCAAATGTATTTGCTGGGGTTTCCCCGTTTAATGTATTTCCCATATTACCAAGTTTCGTTTATATTTTGCCATTCGTTATTGATATTCTGCCATTCCTTACCATCAAATGTTGGTGAACGACTTACATTTCCAACCCCTTGCGCCCACAAAGTGCCATCACAACACTTTTTGGAATATGTGTTTTTGTCCTTGCACAAACACGCCCGTGTTCCACCACCTTGTGGGGATGACCTTGATGGTGTTTTCCACCCGTTTTGGGTGTTGTTGGGGTTGTTGGGGTTGTTCCAATTGCTCATTTTCTTGTAATTAAAAGTATCAAAAATAAAAATGCCAATAACAAACCAAGTGCAGTTCCCACCATTTGGGGCAAACTGATTTTTTCTTTGTATTGGATTTGTGGTGGTAGTGTAATTGTCTTGGTGTATCGGATGGTATCGGCCTTTACAACTGTCTTAATTCTTATCACATCGTGATTGCGGTATACAATCGTTTTAACGCCATCTTTTTCAATTGTGAGGGTATCAATCGTTTTTGTGGTGAAAGTGTCTGTAATGGTCACGGAATCGCGTACAAACACCGTATCAATGCCATACACACTTATTTGTGCCATTGCGGGGTTCTTTTTGATGGCTTGTTTCAAATGATACTCCGCCGAACATCCCGTCAAAATGAATAAAAGTGTTAATAATTTACCACCTTTGGAAAACAAATCACAATTGGCGGGTTTCACGATTTTCAATTCCGTGAAGTATTTGGTCAATTTCTTGACCTTTTCATCCTTTGGCTTGTATGTCTTTTTTACAAATTCCATGAAACATAGTTTGATGGGTTTGTGTTTGGGTATTCTCCCGCCTCTTGGTTTTCGGTATACTGTGAAAACAATTGTGGGTAGTAACTCAAATAATCCACAACCCTACGGCGATAAGTTTCCGCGATGTTTCTTTGGCGTTGAACCAATGAATCCAATTCGCTTTTATCTGGTAAGGTGGTGTTTTCGGGTGAGTTACGCAATATACCCGCATTGGTTACCTCATAACCATGGAACAACAACAAATCGGCCATGGCATAATGAATCAACATCGGTTGTACATAATGCGAAACCAAGGTTTGATAATTGCCCGTCAATGTACCCGCTTCCACCTGGGTTAAAATGTAGCGATACAATTTTGTTCCCAACAATTCTTGAACTTGAATATCTTGGGCGATTTTCACGAATGGATAGATTTTGTCTACATCCACATTACCACCCAATTGGGTATACTTAAAAATCAACTCTTTGTCGATTAATAGAATATCATCGTTTGCGTACATCTTATTTGTTCTTTAATGATCCTTTGTTTGGCATATCAATGGGCCTTGTTTTGGCAGTATCCCACCCGCTTGGTGAAAATGGCACCCCCGCCTTATCCGCTGATTTGTTTGAAACCTCGTTGTAGTTTTCCAAATTTCTATTATCCCCCGTTTCACCAGGTTGTTTTGGCAAAAACTTTCCTTTGACTTGTTTGCGTCTAAATGTCAATCGTTCCCATCGGTGGTGGCAATTAACCCCGCCTTTGTATTTCCAAATTGAATAGGTCGATTCACCTTGTGGTGCAAATTGTCCGTTGACACCCGCATCGCCCATGGCAATAATATCTTCACGGCGATAAATTACTCCCCCTTTGGATTCTTGAACCATTGCAGTACAAAACTGCCTTGAATTGTTGGATACGAAATTAGGGCCGTACCGATAACGGATTTTGTACACCCCTTTATCGTCATCACTTTTTTTATTGGGGTTTTCATACGCCAAGTTAAATTTTAATTCTTCATCGGCATCGGTAACTTCCGTAACATCAATAAGTTCCCACTCATCCGTGTTAATTGTTTCGCCCTTGCCTTTCAAATGTTCCAACCAAGAATTTTCATCCTCGATGGTCATATCATTCAATTCAATCTTTTTTTTTTCGGCTGACAATGATACGCCCGTTTCTTCTTCACGGGTTTCATCGTCAATGATGTTACCACTCAAATCGGTGAATTCAAGGGGTTGCAAGGTCTTGAAATAAAGATTCAAATTGTACCCATTGAAGTTCAACACCTGGGTAACGGCATCAATAATCAATCGTTGGAATGGTCGTACCACAACATTGTCAAACAAGATGGATGCGGTTTTCATTTCATCGGCATTGTTACCAAATCCAGTGTTATCCTTAATACCCAACAACATTGGTGAAACCACGCGGTGCGATACCATAATTTTTTGCATCGCCTCACCACTCAAAAATTGGTATTGGTTGTGGGCATCACTTAATTGAACGGGTGTGATATCCGCTTTGGAATCTTGACCATCGTTCCATGAAATAATAAACCGACCTGCATTGGATGAACCACCAAACTTTTGTTTGATTTGGGCTTCCACAGTATCTTTCACTTCGGCGGGTGGTTGCCCGTTATTGAAGTTAATCAACATTGATGGTGCCAAACCATTCATGATGTTATTGATGTGGAAATTGGAAATCTCCGCTTCCAAGTTGGCATATTGCGTACCTCCTTGGTAATCCACGGGTGCGAAGTAAAAAGAACCCGTTGAATATGGTTTGATTGTAAGGATACATTCGTTTGCGTTTTGGTCGTAACCAAATGCCCTAAACTCAATTGGCGTATGGCCACGCTTCAAATTCGCCCAATCGGGGCAATAATAATACTTTTCAATTTCACCCTTTTCGTTGCACTTTGCGGGGCGAAGGGTTTGTTGTGGAAAGTGTTTGGCTTGTACATACTTTTTGCGATCCTTTGACTTCACCAATTGGAACGATGCTTGGCCCAACATTTTCAAATCCATGGCAATGGCACGGATGCAATCGTTGGAAAACATCTTTTTGAATTCAATGTATCCCGCCAAATCCCGTGATGCCTTGGTTACTTCCAACCCCTTACCAAAAATTTGGTCAACTGTGCCTTTGATACACGCATTGTTGGTTGGTGATGAATGGTACAAATCAATCAAATACTGATAATAGTTGTTATCATCGCCGTATTGCACCCAATCTTTGTTCTTTTGCTCAATAATGGATGGTGCGGTGTATGATTGAAGTTGTATAAATTCTAAACTCATAATGTTTTCCAATTAGGTGTACCTGGGGCCGTTGTTGTAAATTGCTTCCAAGTGTTGTAAATGTTTGTTGTTCCCGTAATCCAATATCCCAATACCTCCCACATCAATACATTGCCATTGTAAACCCGAAACAACAATTCATCGGTATTCTTTGCCACCGCATTGATTGATGTCAATGTAGGCAATGCCATGGTGATGAATGAATAGGACTTTACACACGCCGTGGTCACTTGTACCATTGTTTTGGTGGGTTTGTGCCACACCTCAATTTTTGCAGTCGCTACACCCTCAAAATCCACAAATGGTGTGAATGTGATGTTGGTGGATGTTCCGTTGATGTGCATACCTACAAAACGCCATTAATCGTTTTTGTTACAAATGAAAAACCCCCACCGATTGGTGAGGGCTTACATAACTATAAATCCAATCTAAATTAAGCCGCGGTTTGAATGGTAATAACGCTACCCAATTCAGCATAAGTATCGGCATCAACTGCCATTGGGGGGTTTGGTTCGCTTGACATAAAAGTCAAAGTATTCAAACGAGCATCGCCCATTTGTACGCCCCATGCACTTGAACCACCATTGGCATCACAACCAAGGGTTGCACCAATCAACCAAAATTGGTCGTTTCTATCCCAAACGATGATTTGCCATCTTCCCTGGGTTAAAACTTTCAATTGATCCATGTCCGAATCACCCGTTACGGGGGTTTTCCCGCTTGGTTTGAATGACAAAGTAAAGGTTGTTTCATACGCTGATGTTCCGTTATCACGCGAAGCAATCACGGCGGTTTCCAATGTAGACAAACCTTTCAACTCCCAAAAGTAACCCGTTGATTTTACGGGTGGGGTTGCACCATTGTTGATTTGGGTAACCAAACCAGAACCATCGGTTGTAATGGCGTTTGCAAATTCAAATGGTACGAAAAACGCACCTTTCAAACCACCAACGAATTGTTTACATGGTTCGTATCTTCCTAATAATGTTCCACAACTTGGCATTTTTTTATATATTATTTGGTTAAAAAAAAGGGGTGGGTGTTAGGCCCACCCCGTTATTTTATGTTTTACCTCAAATTAGGTTACATTAATTACAACTTGTTGAGTTGGGTTGGTAGCAATGATACCACCAGTGAAACGCATGATTACACGAACATTCTGTGAACCATCGATATCGCTCATGTCGATAACCTTCACTTCGTTGTAGTCGCTCAACAAACCAGTTCCAAAGTGCAAATCGCTCTTCATACCCAATACACAATCGTAGTCGTTAAGACCAGGACACATGGTTACGGGGATACCTTGGAAGTTCATTGGCTTTTCACCAACATAGAATTGGAAGTTGTAGTTACCAGCAGATAATGCGGCTTGGTATGCTTTCATTGTGGCGGGGCCAACATAGTATTGGTAACCTTCTTTGCCGTACAATGCAGCGGGTGAGTAATCCAATGCTTCTTGCAAACGAGCAACAACATTCGATCCACTTGTTGCACCACTGAATGGGCGTACAATTGCAGAGTTATCAATCAAGTAACCTACCATACCATCTTGACCAGCAACGATGGCGGAATCATACCAAAGGTTAGATTTCCAAATACCCAATTCGTTTGCTTGTGCTACCTCGGCAGCGGTTTGAGCCAACATGAATTCTTCAAAAGTTGCGGGAAGTTTCTCAAATGCGCTGAAACCCGCTTGTGCTGATTCCCATGTAGTACGCAATTGGTTTTTGCACAACTGCAAGTTCACTTGCTTTTCGATGGTGGTCAACACATATTCGCCCAATGTTACTGAACTTGAATCTGTGAAATCACAAGTTGCATCGGCGATGCTGATTGAATCTTGGTAGTTACGGATAACTTCTTTGAAAGCCACATTGGGGTGCAATGTGATAAGTTCCTTTGCCAAGGTTTCGCCTGACAACAGAGCAGCCGCAATGTATTTGTTACCAAATAAACCCGCGTAGGTGTTTGGCGATACTGTTGGGCCACTCAAATGGGTTTTGATAAGATTATTTTTCATTTTTTGTGGTTAGTTGAATAGTTGATTAAATACTCTGTCCTTCAAAGTTTCTTCACGCTTTGCACCCAATTTGAAAATCAAATTAGATTCTTTGGTGTTGGCTTCGGGATTGAATGGTGTGTGTGGGGCGGGTTCGGTGGCCAATTTTTCCAATAGTTCCTCGTTCTGTGCAGACAATGCAACCTTTTCGGCTTCCAATGCACTCAAACGGGCTTCAAATTTGGCTTCCAATTCGCTGATTTGCTTACTGAAATAAGATTCTTCCATTTCGGTTTTGCTTTTTACTGTGCGTTTTGGCTTCATCATTTCTTCCTTGATTTCGTCTTTCATGATATCGTTTTGGGCTTCAACTTCCTCAACGATTTCTTCTTCTTCAATCTCGGCTTCTTTTTTGCTGATTTCAACAATTGTTCCGTTTTCATCAACTTCGATGATGTTACCATCTTCCAATGCGAATTCACCTGCGGGTGCGGCGATTTTTCCATCCTCGGTTACAATAAAAACCGCCTCACCAACTGCGAAGGTATCGGCTTCAAAAATGGCTTGGCCATCTTCGGTTTTTACTTGTGCCAATTCAACCGCCTTTGGTTCTTCGGCCATGCCGAGTTTTACCATAATGCGATCCAAAATTGTTTCTGCGTTCATACTCATAAAACTTTATTATTTGTTAGTGTTAGATTTTTTGTACTCATTGAGCAATTCCTTTACTTCTTCCAATACGCTTGGGGTTTTGCTCATTTTCATTTTGTCGGCAAAATAACCTTCAATGCTGAACCCTTTGAATTTGCCATCCTTGGCATCGTTCCACACTTCATCGTTGGTAACTTTCAAACAACCCATCCAAGTTCCGATGGGATCGGTCATTCCATAGATTGCGGATTTGTCCTTTTCCATGTCCTCTTTTAACCAAGATTCAACCATGCAAACGCCCTTAACTGCCAATTGGTGTTCAATGGTTGCGTTGTTTTGGTTGCCCTTCATTAAGAACATTTGTGATGCCTTGGCAACTGTTTGTTTGGAAAAGTAAATGTAGAATTCATCCATTTCACCATCCACCATTTGTTTGCGGTAAATGGGTTTATCGGGAATCAATATAGGCCCCATCAAAATTCGCTTTTCGGTGTCAACCTTGGCAAACTTTACTTCATGGGATTTTAATGCCACAAAATTGGATTCAATGGCGGGGGCTTCCACAATGCTTATCGCATCAATGCCACTTGCCATTTGTTGTTCATCCAATATGAGTTCAACGATACGCATTACTTAAATTTTTCAAGATAACCAGCGTTGAAATCCAAATCCCTTTGTAGTGGATAGAAATCAACTTCGTTCAATGATTTCATTGCAGTTTCCAAATCACTAACGGCATCTTTTGGAACTCCCAACGCTTTTAATTGTGCTTGGAATTTTTCGTATCCAGTTTTGATTTGAGTATCTAAGGTTGCCATTTGTTGAGCCATGGCTTTAGTTTGAGTAATCAAATCAGGAACTTGCTTTTTCAATGCCCCAATTTGTTCAGTCAATTTACTTGCTTTTTCTTCCAATTTACGAGCAGGACCAACCGATTTGGTTGCTTGTGAAATTAATTTTATCAAATCTTCTTTTGCACCAAGTTGAACACTTATCATTTCACTTGACATTTCTACCTTGTTCAATTCAACTGACTTAACGGCACTTGATGCCATGAATTTTTCAAACGATGTTTTCATATTACTAATAAAACTTGTTACCCTGGGAATGTTGCATTTTGTTGGATACGGCGGTCAAGGGCTTGTTGGGTACTCATGTCCGTTGCCACGGTGTACGCCTTGATTGGTTTTTGTTGTTGCGATGCCAAACTCTTTGCAAGTTGTGCCGATGGATCGGCCGAACCACCCACAATTGACACGCTTGGCCCCATGCTTGGTGCGGATGATGTATCGTTTGCACCTGGGATTGGTGTTGCAGTCATTTTACGCACATTCGCAAAACCCGTGGCAATGATGGCCGCTGCGTTAATGTATCCCAATGGTGTTCCCGCACCCGCTGACAATGCCTTGGTTGCACCCGCATAAGTATCAATGATTGCACCCGCAATCGCCAATCCTTTGGCCGCTGCGGTTTCTTCACCGATGGCATTACCAATTGCCCCCAACGCATTTGATGTGGCTTCATACAACGCCATTTTGGTGTCAAATTCTTTTTGTGCTAAATCCTTCTTTTGGGCTTCCTCGTTTTTGGCAATGTCGATTCGCTTATTGGCCAATGTTAATTCCAAATCGGTGGTACTTTGCCCGTAATCTTTGCGGGATTGAATTTGGTTGTTCAGTCGGTCAATTTCCAATTGTTGCAACGCCGCTTGTAAATCTTTTTCGTTTTGAATGGTCTGGGTGGCTTTCAATTGTTCCAATGCAAACGCATCATCAATGAACTTTTGTTCATCTTGGGCCGCTTTGTCTTGAAACGCTTTCAATTCATCTTGCCGTTTTTTTTCGGCATCCATTTCAATCTTCGCCAAATCCAATTGGTATTTCTTTTCCGCCGCTTCCTTCAAACGATTCTTTTCCTTTGTGGTATACTCACCCGCTTTGATTTCACGAATGGTGTTTTCCTTTTCCAATCGGGCTTGTTCCTCCGACCTTTTTTTATCGTCTTGGATACCCGCCAAGTAATTGGCTTGTTCCGCTGAACGAATGTCTTTGGCTGCGCTTGTTCTTTGGTCGGTGTATTCCTTCGCTTTTGCTGCCCGTTCCTTCGCCGCTTGTTCCGCTTCCGCGTTCAATTTCTTTTCTTCACGATTAAACAATCTGCGTTTCGCTGCCAATTCGGTTTCAGCATTTGCCACGCCAATTGTTGCTTCACTTATTGCCTTTTTACTCGCCTCCGTTGCCCCATTCAATTGTTGGTCAAGTTTCGCCGCCTTCAATCTATCTTGGGCAAATTTCAACTCCTTTGATGCCAAATCGGTTTCACTTTTCCGTACTTGGTCGAGGGCTTTTTTTCTATCACCCAACGCTGCGTTTGAATCCGATAACAATTCACGGGCTTGTGCCAATTGCTTATTTTGGTTTGCACGAAGTTCGGCCAATGCAATTTCTTGATCCTCCAATTGGTCGTTCAAATCGGCAAGTTTACGACCTTCATCCGCTGCGCCACCAAACAAACTTGATACCATTTCCAACGCTGCACCCAATCCATCAACCAACACAACGGCCAATGAAGATACAGTTTCCACCAATGGTTTCACCAACGCCGAAAATGCACCCGTAACACGGGCAACGGCATCCATGCCATCTTCGGTTTTGGATAACGATTCTTTGAGTGCAACAAATATCCCCACCAATGCAGCGATGACCGCACCAATCGGGTTTGCTACCAATGCCAACATTGAACGGCCTAATCCCATCAATGATGTGGATGCGTTACCAACCACACCTGGCAATTCCCCGAACTTATCCCCAACATCTTTGAGTTTCCCACCCAACCCGCTGAACGCTTGGGATGCTTTGTTGGTAAATCGTGTAAATGCGTTTTCCGCTTGTTTTACCTCCGATGTATCAACTTTTACTTCGTATTCGATTTCATCTGCCATGACTTGATTTTTCTTTTAATGTGTTTTGTGGTTTGTTTCCAAGTTTGTTTGTATTGGTTTTTGCCCTTGGCGATTTCCACCGCATCGGAAACCCCGTACCATTCTTGGGATTGTGCTAATTTTATTATCAATGATATCATTTTTTGAGTATTAAAAAGTTGGATTTCAAAATGGTGATGGTGTGCGCCCCACCCGTGTAAAGTTTCCAAACAAATGTTACTTCATCCGTGGGGGCCAAATCCAAAATAGTGTCAATTTGAATACTATGGAAATTTGAATCCGTGGCAGCATATGCCGTGGTGTTGATGCCGTTGATTTGGATTGCATATTCAATTGACTTGTTTCCACTTTGCCCAAACGAAGCCATCGCCGTGAACTTGTATTGGCCACCATCGGTGCATACATATTTTGATGGGTTCAATGTGGCCGTGATGTTCTGCACATACCCGATTGATTCTTCTTCTTCCATTGGGATGGTATCCCAAATTGTAGAATCCGTTGTGCGAGTTGCGGGGTTGTTGTTGTACATCGTGATTTGGTTAAACTGCACGATGGATTGCAAGTTCTCAACTTGATGAACCAATGTCGACACGCTATTTTGGTTGTAGTCCTCATCTTGGTTGGTGTCCAAATAATCTTGGCCGTTGAACTTGTACGAATTCATGATACCTTTTGCAACCGAATAATCCTTCAAATATGTTTCTCCACTTGGTGTTGGCAATGGGTTTGTAAAATCGGGCCGTTGCCCCGTGGTTGTAAACCTCATAATTTCCACATCTGGGTATGTTACCAATTCCAGGTTGGCAATCTCCGTCAACATATCGTATTGGATGGATTGGATTTTGTAGTAATTCGATGAAATGGCGATGGTGTCGTTCAATTCAAGATTCAACCACTCGCCCACGGGTAACACCGCAGTCATTTTAACCACCCTTGATTGCGTTGAATACATACGGGTGAGGTATTCTGTCCAATACAAATCATACATCGTTTTTGTGGGTGCATCGCCACGCAAAGAAAGTTCCAATCCGAACGCATTTGAATAACTATTTGATATTGTTGGATAGTCCGAATAAGGTGTCATCAACGGCATCACGATTTGAATGTTGTTGTTGAAATACCACACATCGGAAACCGATTGTTTACCTCCATAGTAAAACAAGGTGTAATCTTGTTGCACGGGTTTGAAGTCGGTATCCAAAAACACGGGGATGTTCAATTCCGTTTTACGAACTATTTGCCCATTCAAATTGACTTGGTTCATCGCCTGGGGTGCAATCACATGGAATGGTGTTTCAATGTTAAATTCCTCCGTTGGGTAATCAATTAACGGCATGAACTTAATTGATCCGTATTCCCGTTTGTTAATTTGTTTGTAGTACGCATTGGCCAAGCATGTTGATTCTTGGTGGCTCATACTCACATGGCGTGGTATTGGTAATTTGTCGTGCTGAATGTCCTTAATATCCACATACGATGTCCAATTCTTTGTTGTTCCCAACGCCAACCAATCCGCCAAATTGTGGATTTCAATTGTCTTTTCACCCGTTGGAACTAATATGCAGTTGAAACCTTGCAACACCCCATTGATGAAATCTTTGATGGGTTTTTGTGGCATGGCATCTTCCATGCGGATGCTCGTTCCGTTAATACCTTGTGGGGCTTTGTAACACTTAAAAGTGATGGCAATTGTTGACCAACCACCCGTTGCACGATAACGCACCGAAACCACATCCCCCGAATTTAATCTTTGGTTGAAACTTGCCCCCACCGCTGCCGATGTTGTTGTAAATATCAATTGACTTGGTGCAAATTCTTTACGCCCGTTTAGGAAAAAGGCGATTTCCAAACTTTGCAACGCAACACCTGGGGCAATAATACTCAACACATCCAATGAAAACTGATAATAACCCCCTCGGTTACAAGTGTAATCCCCCGTTGTATTGTTGTAGTTCCCCGATGGGTTTGAAACGATGGTTGGGAATATCAATTGGGCGTATGTCAATACTCCCGATGTTGCCGTAAATGTTTGTGGTGAATTGGAAGCATGGCAAGTTCCTGGCAATGTGTATTCGGGATCGTACAATGGCCCCGCCGTTTGCATTGGCAACACATACAAATCATCCATTTCGGGCCTTGTAAGGAATGAACCCGTCAATGTGTATCCAATATCATTGCTATTGAATGCAGTAACCAACATTTCACGAAGGCGAATCGCGGGGCGTAAATCATCCACCTCAACACCCCTTGGTTTTAAGATGTTTCCGTTTACTCCCGTCAATGTGGAATATCTCCATTGTTGGTTGTAATCTGCAATCGGCCATAAAATATCACCACCCAATAAATTTTGATCCCATGAACTCAATATGTTTGTGTAATTGGCCGTGTGTTCGTATTCACTCCAATCAACTTCGTTCATCAATGTTTCGCCCCACGCATCCAACAATTTTTTGGTCGTGCCGTAAAAAATGATGTTGTACAATTGTGGCAACCCATCCTTGAATTTACAACCAATCAATTCAACACGACCTTCAAATACGGGTAATCCGTTGATGAATATGGTTGCGTTTTTACCAATGTTGGGATTCCAACCCACGATGACCATGTTTTCATCAAACCAATTGGCAAAGATTTGGTTGTTAGTGTCCGATGCGGGTATTTGGAAATCTTGGGTGTAATCTGTCCAAATGGTGGCAAGGTTCATCAAGTCCTTTAATTGCCTTGTAAGGGGTACGGATTCATCTTGGAATAAATCCACGGGTACTTGGTAACTGAATGTACCGCCCAACGCTTCCAACTTTTCAATGCAACATTCTTGGCCTTCAATAAATCCCGATGCCGTGCGTTGGTTGTACGCCAACATTATTGGCCCGATGGTATCGGTGTTACTATCTTGGATGGATAATGAAAATCTAATTGCCATTATCGTACTATCTTATTAATTTTTGGTTGGTTGTATTCCATTTGAATGGTGTACAAAATCAACTTTTCGTTTATGCGGGTTTTCTTTTCAAATGTGGTATCAATAATCCTTGCCGACAAAACTTGTGGGCCGTTCACCAATACATTCACCGAATAAAAAATTTGCTCAACCACATCAACATCGTTTTGCGTGATCCAATCCGTGTTTACTGTCATCACCTGGGTACTATTAACCAAATAAGGGGTGGTAATTGGAACGCCGTATGTCCATGCTTGTGCAAGGTCGGTTTGTTTGTAAATCGGTTGTGAATACTTTTCACCGCTGATTTGGTTTGTGGTTCGGTGAACGCCATTAAACAAGAACGAATCATACACCCCGTATTTGTTTAAGAATAACACATCTTGTTGCCCGTACTTATTTTCACACACAAAATTCAATGGTATAACAACATCATCCCCCGCCTTTACAAAAGTTATGTTGGTTGATGCCGATACCCCACCCGCTGCCAACAATTGTACAATCTCAATACCTTGGATGGTGTTTGCACTCAACCCACTCACCGCGTTTGGTGTGATGGTTGCACTTCCACAAGTGATCGAAGTAACCACAGTTGCATCGTACCACAAATATGCCGTGGTTGTTTCTGCGGTGATGGTAACTTGTGTTTTGTCCGTGTAAACCACTTTTGAAAATCCATCGTTAAACCCTTCCGATGTGTAAGTGT